TGGAGGGTCGGTGATTATAGTCGAGCATCAGAATGGCACCTCCGCATCGGCGGCATCCGCCGTGGCGTGCATCACGTTCTGAAAGCCGCCGACGGCGACCTCGATCAGCGTCAGCACCTGCGCCTCGGAGAGATCGGAGAGCCGCGTCTGCCAGCCGATCTCCTCCATGATCTCGGCGACCGGGTTCATGGCCGCACGGATCGCCGCCTTCTCTTGTTCGGTGAGGTCAACCATGGCCCAGCGCTCCCACGCCAAGCGCGTCCAGAAGCCTTGGCAGGCCATCGAGCAGAACCAGACCGACGGGCGCGGCTGCCTCGAACGCACCGGGTCGAACCAGCCAAAGCCACGGGTGGGTCGCCGACAGACAGCGCAGAGAATTCCACGCGGATGCCAGACCCGCAGACGGTCGGAGGCGGATAGACCCATGCGCGTCCTCCATCACGCCGCCCTCCCGATCAGATCTCCGGGTCCGGCCTCGGCGGCTCCGAAGACGATCGAGCGGATGCCATCGCGGTTGAACCGGAAGGCGAGGAGCGCCGAGGCCTGGTAACGGGTGAGCCCGAAGTCCTGCCGGTACTCGGGCGGCAGGAAGGCGAGCTGCCGGTCGGTGGGCGGCTGGTTTAGCCAACGGCGGGTCTTGTGCGCGCTCTCGTCGCTCTCATGCTCGTTGAGCCAGTCGTCGGCTGCGGCCAGGCAGACGGTGCGCTCGCCGACCGCCAGCAGATGCGGCCGCTGCTTCTGCAGCCCGCCGATGCCGTACCAGCGGCCGTTCAGGAAGAAGACACCGCCCCAGGCGTTGAAGCCGTTGGCGATCAACGCGGCATCGTCGCCGAAGATGTCGCACCACCGGAAGCTCGACCGCTTCAGGAGATCGATCTCCGACATGACGAAATCGCCGAGCGGCGTGACCTCGCCCACGTCATCCCGTTCCCAGAGATGGCCGCACAGCGGGCATTCGGTGGTGGCGAGCGGCACGACGGCGCCACATTCGGGGCAATCCTTGGTCGGCGCCTCACCGGTTGGCTCTCGGCCGTTTAAATCGACGTCCTGTTCCAGCGATCCGTGCAGCAGCGTCGAAGTGCCGAAGTCGAGCACGATGCAGTCGGTCTTGACGACACCAGGATGTTCCTCTGGCGACACGGTGCGCAGGCCCCGGCCGATCATCTGGATCATGGTCGATTTGTAGGAACTCGGCCGCAGCAGAACGACGCAGGCTGTCGGCGGGTGATCCCAGCCTTCGGTCAGGACGGCGACGTTGACGGCGACCCGCAGGTCGCCGGCGGCATAAGCCGCGAGCGTTGCTTTCCGCTCGGCGTCCCCCATGTCGCCGTGGACCAGACCGGCGGCGACGCCAGCCGCATTGAAGGCGGCGGTCACGTTGCGCGCGTGATCGACCGTCGAGCAGAACACCACCGTCTGGCGATCGCCCGCCTTTTCGCGCCAATGGCGGATGACGGCCTCCGTGACCGGCGAGCGGTTCATGATCGCGTCGACCTCGGCCATGTCGAAATCGTCGGCCGTGCGGCGCACCTTGGTGAGCTCATCCTGGACGCCGACATCGATGACGAAGGTGCGGGGCGGCACGAGATGGCCGGATGCGATCAACTCCCCGATGCGGATCTGGTCGGCGACGTTGGAGAAGACGGGTCGCAGACCGCGCTTATCGCCCCGGTTGGGCGTTGCCGTGACACCGTAGATCCGGCACTTCGGATTGCGCTGGAGCGCGGTATTGATAATTCGCCGATAGCTGTCTGCGGCCGCGTGATGCGCCTCGTCGATCACCAGCAGGTCGAGCGCGGGGATCTGATCGAGATTGCCGGAGCGCGCCAGCGTCGGGACCATGGCGAAGGTGACCTGCCCGTGCCAGGACTTCTCTTTGGCATCGACAATCGAGGTCGTGATCCTCGGATTCACCCGGCCGAACTTGCCGCGGTTCTGGACGGTCAGCTCGTCGCGATGGGCAAGCACGCAGGCCTTGGCATCAGTCTCGCCGACCATGCGCCCCGCGACCGCCGAGAGCATGATCGTCTTGCCTGCTCCAGTCGGGGCGACGGCGAGGGTGTTTCCGTGCTCGCCGAGCGCGCGAACGCTACGCTCGACGAACTGCTTCTGGCGGGGGCGCAACAGCATGGCGCGCCCCTCACTGCGCCCAGGACGGGCGCACGCCCGGCTGCGGCATCGAGGACTGGGAAGGCTGCGGCTGAGGCTGAGACTGCGGCGGCGCCACCGTGCTGGCCGCACCCATGATGGCAGCATACTCCTTGTGATCGGGCGTCACCGCGGTGCGGATCTCGTTTTTCTCTTCACCATTGGTGTCCGTGCCGACATCGATCTTTGCGACGAACTCGAGCCCGTCGAGATCGGCAAAGCCGCTGATACGCCGTGCGGCCTGCGCCTGGGCGGATGTGTCCTTGTCGGAGATACTGCGCGCCGAGTTGAGCATGCCGCGCACGAGGCTACGGCCCATGTTCGCCCAGTCCGGGCCCTTCGGGCTGTAGAGGCCGATCAGGGTGAAGATTTTGCGCCGGGCGTAGGGCCCTTCGAGCACCGTGAACTCGCCCGAGAGATAAACCGATCCCGTCGTGCCGCGGGTGGCATAGCCCCCGGTCCAGCCCTGCGCCGGGTCGTCGAAACCGCCCGGGCGGATCGTCAGGCGTACCTTGGCCAGCGTGCCCTTCGGGATGATGTTGGTGTTCTGCTTGGCATCGTTGAAGTCGTTCCAGGATCCAGACATGACTGGGGTCTCCTCGTTCAGGCGTTTTCGGGATGGGTGTGGATGTCGGCGGCCGCTTCGGGCGTCGGCGAGACGCTGCTCGGGGGAGGGCTCGGGCGGCCGAAGGCCAAGCGCTCGGATGCAGGCCGCACGGGCCCGCGAATCTTCGCCATCAGGCGTCCGAGATGCGGCTCCTCGATCAGATCAAGACGGCCGGAGCGGTCCTTCGCAGGGAAGCTCCAGGCGTTGATCGTTTGGCAGACGAAGGCGCGGTATGGCGTGCCCGCGTCGTCCTTGATCTCGGCCATCGTCAGGACTTCATCGACGATGCCCGGCAGTTCCAGCCCGGTCTTCGATCCGTCGATCTGGACGGAGAAGATGCGCCGGTTGAAGTCGTCGAGCTTCTCGTCGAGGATCCCGACGAACCAGACGTTCTTCGCCCGTGTGTGCTGGAGATGGGTGAGCCACGCGATCATCTCGCGGCCGTGCAAGCCGTAGGCGCCGCGAATGTCGGGTTTGCCAGTCTTGTCGGAAAACGCCTCCGGCTGGCCCTTGCTCCACTGGAAACAGAGCCTGCCAGCGACGGTGATCGAGTCGATGAAGATCGTCTGGTAGCGGTCGAGTGCTGCCGGATCGCCGAAGCGCTCGCACACTGCAGCGTAATGGGCGCTGCTATAGACTTGGTCGTCCCGCAACGCCGGATTGGGGCCGCCGATGAAGACCGCGAAGTCGCGGCATTCGGCCCAGGTGCGAGGCCGGACGCTGTCGCCAGTCCATCCCTCGATGGCGAGATCACCCGCTTCGAGATCGATGAAGAGCGTGGTGGCAGCGTCGAGCGTCCAGAGCAGGCTGGTCTTGCCGATCCCGGACTTGCCGAAGATCGTGCCCTTGATGCCGCGTTGCTCGGCGAGCCGCTGATCGGCCGAGATGATCGGGAGGGCCATCACTTGCCTCCCTTCGCCGCGATCACGGCGTCGATCGCGATGTCCACTCCCAACGCGCCGGATTTGCGGGCATCGTCATGAAGGGTGCGCACCGCATCGATCTCGCGGTAGAGCGCCGATGACCGGGCGTTCAGCTCGATGAGGGCGAATGCAAGGTCGTCGACCGAAGCCGTCCCGACCGGCTTGACGGTCTCGTCGCGACGGCCGCCAAGGGCCGGCACCCGGATGGTCTCGGGCAGCTTGTCCAACCCGAAATGCTGCTCGCGGAGCACCGCGAGTTTCTTCGTGATGCTCATGACGTCACCTCGTTGGTCAGGGAAAGGCGGAAGCTGGGCCTGCCGGTGCGGACGGTGCGCGCGTCCTCGAAGGCGGAGCGGATGTGGCTCGGCCAGGCCGCGAACTTGCGTTCGGGCACCTTGATCGCGACATCGACGTATTCGCCGGGGTCGTCGCCCTCGGCCCGGATGCGCTCGACGAGAGCGGCGAGCTTGTCCTGGTCCCAGTCGACGCGCTTCGGCAGATCGGCGATGACGGTGACCGCGCCGTCGTCGAAACGGATCGTGCCGGTGTCTTTTCCAGCTGCCTGGCGCGCTGAATTGGAGCGGTCGGCGTACTTGAGTGCGACGGCACCATCGAGCCAGTCGCTGGCCATCTTGGCGCGGCGCAGGGCTTCGGCGGCGTCGTCCTGCAGGAGAGCGAGCTGCTCGGCGGTCAGAGCGGCGATGTCGCCGACGGCCATGCGCCGGAGCTCATCGAGCGAGATGCGGTTGGAGATATTCATCACCGCCCCCTCACGCCGCAGGCTTTGCGGGGGTGTCGGCAGTGCTCGCGCGGATTTGGTCCCGCTCGTACGCCTCGACGTCTTCGAGGCGGTACACGACCCGACCGCCGAGTTTGACGAAGCTCGGGCCTTCGCCCGTCCAGCGCCACCGCTCAAGCGTGCGGTGGCTGATGTTCCAGCGCGCAGCCAGGTCGATCTGGTTGAGGTGTTTCGTAGCCATCTGTGTCTCCTTGGGTTTTTGTCGAAAACCTGCGGAGAGAATGGCTGCCGGGCGGGTAGGAGCCGGGAAGGAGCCAGGTAGGGCTCAAGGTAGGAGTCGGAAAAACCGTCTCAGAAATGAAAAAAGCCGCCTCGTCGGGCGGCCTCGCAGTTCAGAGAATTCAGGGCATCAGAGGAACATCCAACAGCGGCCATGCTCCTCTCTGATGAATTCGCGCCATTCCGGTCTCCCGGAGAAAGCCTTCGCGAGCGTGTTGACGCTGGTGCTGTATCCAGCGCTCTCCATAACCTCGGCGGTCAGAAGTTCCGGATTGCCCGATTTCCAAGCGTCATACAGTTGCCGGATGATTGCGCGCTGTTTCGATCCAGAGAATGCATGACGTGTTCCTCGAACGGTGAGGGACGCGCCGTCGGCCGCCATGGTGATCAGGTCGTCGTGCAGCTGTGAGCCTGCCGCAACACGGGCGGCCAATAGGTCGGGAACGACAGCAAGACCGTTGTGATCGGCGACATCTCGAACGGCGATCAGCGTATGACCGAGGTGCACGTCAGTCGGCAGGCGATTCCGAGGCGTGAAGCTCAGGACGATTCGCAAGCCGGGCGCCGGACGCTTGCGGGCAGTATCAATGAAACTTTTCCATATCGCTGGATCGCCGAGCCGACGGCCAATCCAGACGGGAGTACGCTTGCTGCGTCCTGGTAGTCGCGCGTCGCCCATTTCCCACAGAAGATCGGGCACGAGTTCGACTGGGCCAGATCGCGGCGACAGATCCAGCCGCTCCACCAGCTGGTCGAGCAGCTTGCTGAAGTTGACCCGAAACGTTGCCAACTGATCACCGGGGATATTCACCCACCCAGCTGACGGGCTGAAATACCCATATGCCCGATGTTCAGGCGACCAAGTCAGATTGACGGGCTCGTCCTCGTGGTCGGCGAGTGAAACAGCCGCCCGCAAGTGATTTTTCGGCTGAAGGATGCCGGCCGCATTCAGCGCTGGCGCGACCCGACCATAGTAGCTGTCGAGGACCGAGCCGCTGATAACCGCGTCTGGAGTCTCGATCACAGACAGGAGTAGGTCTGCCGCCTTCCGATCAATCGGCGGCGGCACTGTCAGCCCCAGAAAGAATGCCCCAGCGGCGCAGGTACTTTTCGCCGATCAGCTGCTCCTCCTCGGTCTGGTCTTTGAGATTGCAGCCATGCGGCATGGTGATCGTCAGCGGCAGCGTCCGGCCACGCTTCGCGTCGCCTTTGGGATGGAACTTGATGGTCAGCTTCGCCTGCGTCGCCACCCATCCGCCACCCAGCGGATCATTGGGCCCGAACCGCTCCGCCGACATGCTCCAGATGGTGCGATCGGCTTTCCGGAGGCATTCGAGCGTGACGCGCTCGGCGACATTGTCGATGGGCATCAGGCGCAGCTGCTTTACCTCAACGGATTCGATCCCGTCCTCCGGGTCCGTCGGGAAGCTGAATGGGTGCAGCAGGACATCGAGGTCGTAATTGCGGAACGGCACCTTTTCACTCTGGAACTCGATCCCCAGCAGGTCCCGCGCCATGAAGCGCACCATCTCCTCGCGGCTCTCGCGGTCGTTGGCCACGACCTCGATGACGCCGGTCGCCGGTTCATAGGTCATCGCCGCCTCGAACACGGGGCGGCGGGCGCGACGGACGAGTGCGCCGCCATCATCGAAAGCGAGAAAGTCGTCCAGCAGGCCCTCGCGGTAGATCGCGATCTGCACCAGTTCGCAATCTTCGCCGTCGAAGGTCGGCCGGTAGCGCCCGAAGATGTCGATGTGGATGTTGTTGGACGCAAACCGCTCGCGCAGCGCCGCCTTGAAGGCATTGAGGGATGCCTCGTCGCGGCGCAGATCAAGGTTCGGCTCACCGATGAAGCCATCCCAACTGCGCCCGCGGCGGCGCTCGTCGGTGTAGCGGACCTCCTCGGCGTGGCGGAACCGGACCGGCTCGTTCAGGAACATCCAGAGGGAGCGGGCGTGGCCATTCGCGAGATCGTCGAGAACCGTGCGGTTGTCGATCACGCTGTAGAGCGCGGTCTGCCCGGCATCGTCGGCGAGGGCGCCGACACGCTCGGCATCATTGACGATGCGGGCCCGGGCTTCATCGTCCATCTCGTCAACGGCGCGGAGCGTGAGGCGAACCACTTCCGGTTCGGGGGCGTCCCAATCGACCGGGCTCGGCAGCTCGATGCCGGTGTGGTGGAAATAGGCCTGCAGCGACGAAGCAGGCATGTTGCGGATGAAGGTCGTCACTGAGGCCATGATCGGTTCTCCTTAGCCCTTGATGGTGCGCGGGTCGTTCCCGTGCGAATCGCTCTGCCCGATGCGACCGTCGCGGTTGTGGATTTTGAGCTCGGTACCGGCGTTGCGGCTGATCTCCCGGCCGCGATCGACGGCGTCCGTCTTATGATCGAAGTGACCGGCGGCACGGTCGGCGCCGCCGCGGCGGACGTCCCAGCCACCTTGAGGGTTGGGCACCACATGGTGGGTGCCAGGGTCACGCTTGGGCATTTGGAGGAACTCCTTCTAGATACGATTATGTTCGATCTATATCGAACACGCGCGCAACCCTCTTGTCAAGCACGCCATCGTTCGGCATACATCGAACAGCGTCGGCCAGGGGCCGGCTTGCTTTATCTGGGAGCACACATGACAACGTCGCTCGGCGACAAACTCCGGCGGCACCGCCAGGAAAAGGGCTACTCGCTCGACAAGCTCGCCGAAATCACTGAATCGAGCAAAAGCTACCTGTGGGAACTGGAGAACCGGGATACCCGCAAACCCTCGGCCGAAAAGCTGACCCGAATCGCCCAGGCCTTGGATGTCACCACCGATTATCTCCTGGACGAGACCGCCACCCCGGACGAGGAGGTGATGCGGGAGGCGTTCTTCCGCAAATTCAGCAAGCTCGATGCCGACGACCGCAAAAAGATCGAGCAGATGATCGATGTCTGGGGGAAGAGGAAGTGAAGCTTCCCTCCACACCGCAAGCGTGGGCCATCCATCTCTCCCGGCTGGTGAAGATCTTCCATGACGCGCACGGGCTCGACCCGTTTCCGATCAAGGTCGCGCCGCTTGCCATGGAGTATTCCCGTCACGTGTTTCCGGACGCGCCGATCACGCTCGTCGATGGGATCGATCTGTCGTCCCGATTCGACGGCATGCTCATGCCTAGTCCTCGCGGCGACGGTGAATGGGGGATCGTCTACAACAAGGCCATCCGGTCGCCCGGCCGCATCAATTTTACGCTGGCGCATGAACTGGGGCACTACCTGCTTCACCGACACATTTCGCCAGCCGGCATTCAATGCAGCAACCGCGCGATGCTCGACTGGCGCTCGGAGCTTGGCGCCATCGAAGGTCAAGCCAATACGTTCGCCTCGTTCCTGCTGATGCCGCTGGATGACTTCCGCTGCCAGATTAGGGGAGAAGATATCTCCTTGGATCTGATGCGCCACCTGTCCGATCGGTATGAGGTCTCGATAACGGCCGCCATTCTCAAATGGCTCGGGATCACCGAACGCCGAGCGATGCTCGTGATCGGGAGCAACGGCTTCATCGATTGGGCGCGGTCCAGCAATCGGCTGATGAAGTCAGGCGTTTTCTATCGAGCGCGGCAGCAGACCATACCGTTGCCTGAGCAATCTCTCGCCGCGCGGCAGGGGTCTGTGGTTGGCGCCTTCGCCGAGGCCGATCACCCGCGAGGTGTCTGGCTCGGCGACGAGGATGTCCGCGAGATGACGATCTTCTCGCATTCGAACGAGATGACCATCTCGCTGCTCCTTTATTCGAATGATGCGCCCGACAAGCGATGGGCCAACGAACTCGACGAGCCCGAGGAATGGGACACCTATGATCAATTCGTCGCCGGCAACCACGGCAGTTCGCGATAGCGTTTCGTTGCGACATTTGTGGATGCCGAACCGCCTCGGCACGAAGGTCCGCATCGCGAATACCGTTTCAGCCCTGGTTATCGCGGCAATCATGGTGGCTGCCGCGCCGGCCGCACGCGCACAGCAATCCATCGTCGGTGTCGCAAGCGTGATCGATGGCGACACGATCGAGGTTCATGGTGCGCGGATCCGCATGCATGGCATCGATGCTCCCGAGAGCCGCCAGGAATGCATCCGAGCAGACGGCACATCCTGGCGCTGCGGACAGCAGGCGGCCCTCGCGCTGTCGGATCGTATCGGCCGCGCCACCGTCCGCTGCGAACCGCGCGATCGCGATCGCTACGGGCGCGTGGTCGCAGTCTGCTTCAAGGGTACTGAGGACCTGAATCGCTGGATGGTCGCTACGGGTTGGGTGGTGGCCTATCGCAAGTATTCGCTGGACTACGTCGCCGACGAAGAGAGAGCGAAACGCGCCAAGCTCGGTATCTGGTCGGGGAGTTTCGAGATGCCCTGGGACTGGCGCGCGAGGGGTGCAAAACATTGAAAGCTTCGCCGAAGCAGGCCCTTTTATTTCTTCTGCTGATGACCGCAGTCGTCAGTGGCTGCACGGGAATACCGAGAGGCGTCGAGCCCGTACGTCCCTTCGACGTCCAACGCTACGGGGGCGAATGGTTCGAGATCATGCGCCTCGACCACAGCTTCGAGCGCGGACTGACGAACGTGACAGCGACCTACACGCTGCGCGACGACGGATCTGTCGGCGTGC